ACGGCATATCCAATCAAAGTGACGTTTCCCAGTCACGATCGAGCGCATCCCATTATGCGGTCTCACCTAGAACGCGATACCCTGAAAGCATTGCCGCAACGCCACCGGGCCATGCGTTCGGATTTTCGCAAGCGCAATCGCCGCGTTCCTGGTAAAGCCAATTCGCCAGCATCATGATTGCGATCTTGATTGGTGCAGGAACCGCAGACGCCGCGCCATAACCAGCGGTAAACGTCACTTTGATTGGATATGCCGTGTCCGCAGTCGTGCTGTACGCGGGCAATGTCTCTTTATACAAAACGCGGCTGTAACCGGACCTGTTTTTGATTTCCGTGTCCGTGTAAGACACATAAGCCGATCCGTTCCACACTTCCACAGCGGAAACAGCGATTAACGGCGCGCGATCAATCTGAACATAGGGAAACGGCGCATAGGGGCTGTACAGAAGCGAGTAAAACCGACCTTCAACAGTCCGCGTTACAAAGCATCGCCGTGTGTATTTTTCCGCAACGTCGGTTGCAGCCTGTAACCAGATTGCGATAAGTGCATCTTCATCGTCAAAGTCGATCTTGGCGAACGCCTTAAATTCATCGACGGACACAGGCAATTCATCCGGCGCTACAGTGACGGTATAAAACGAATTATCGAAAACCTCACCAGCCATGTCGAAAACCCTTAAAAAAACCGCCCTATTTCACAGCCGCCAGCAAGTCTGCAAGCATCTTGTCGATACCTTTGCGCTTGTCCAGCTTAACGCCAAGGCCAGCCGCATAAGCGTCCAGCGCGTCCTTATCACCATCCATCGCAAGCAATTCGGCGTGTTCATCGTCGTATTGCGGGGTTGGTTCATCCGGTGTTTGCGCTGGTTCTGTTTGTGGTGCAGCGACAGGCGCACTAGCAACTTTGGCCCAGTCATGCGCAATAAGCTGTTTCGCCCAATCGTCTGGCAAGTCAGCCGGTCCAGCGGTGACATTCTTTACCGTCACACCATCGAACGCATATCGACCGGATTTCAGAATTTCTATTTCCATTGCATAATCTCCGTAAAGAAAAAGGGCGAGGCAACAAATCTATGCAGCCCCGCCCCAATCATAACACAACCGATTACTGATTTGCAACCGGCGCAGAATGCGGAACCGACTTGATTGCAGTCGCGGAGAAAACCCCGCCGCTGGTCGTATCAGTCGATACAATCGAAATCCGAACATAACGCTTTTTGCCGATATAGCCGATGCGTTTGGCGGTGTTGTCTTCTGCCAATGCAAAAGCAATCGACCCAAGCACTTCATCAGCAGGAACAGCAGCCGCGTCAGACAGGCCGGAATCATCGCCGTGCGCCATCGTGACGGTATAAGCGCCATCGGTAATCACGCCGGACTGAACGGAAAACGTCAAAGCCTCGAAACCAGCGGTATCAACGATAACGCCGTTTGTGGTCGTGTCGCTGCCAATGGTCGCAGAGTTAAAAGCGCTCATTACCTGACAATCGTGGTACAAATCATGGGACGCCATGTCCATTACTCCTTCTGTGTTTTATGAATACCGGGCGAGTGTATTAGACCCGCCCGGTTATCCAATTAAGCTTTGATGGTCAGCAGTTTGAACGCTTCCGGCAGAACAACCTGACCGCTATTCCAGCGGTGGAACGTCAGCAGGATTTGCGCGTTACGGGCTTGCGTGTATTCATCGCGAACAATCGCCATTCCGGTACGGTCGATAATCCGATAGCCGCGCATGAAGTCCGCGTACATAACCGCTTTCGCGCCAGCCGCAACATCAGGCATATCTTCCATAATAACGTATGGATCGCCAGCGATGGTATTTGGTGCACCACCAGCCAGACCAGATTGCCACAGATACTGACCGTTGGTGCCCTTGAATTGACGGATTTCAGCCAAGGTGCGCCGATTGAAAGCATACATCGGATTGTATCCGGTCTTCAAGTCGCCAGTCAGCGAGATCAGATCGTCAGCAGCCAAGACACCAGATGCACCGGCGGTCGTCGCGGTATTGGCAACAACAGCAGTATTCACCAGGAAGCCTTCAGGCTGTTTCACGCCAGTGCCCAAAATAAACTTGTTGCCCTCGGTCTTCGCAAACGCTTCCCCGACATCCGAGCGAATTTCGCTTTCCAGATCGAAGTTGCTATCCATCAGAAGATCGATGCTGTAAGGCACGGTGACGGACAGGCGGAAAGCCGTGATCGTCTCGTTACCATAAGTGGACGTGCTTTCGGTGTTCTGTTCCAACTCGCCCTCATACTGAGCGGTCGGGATGCTTTGGCGAGACGGCAGTTCAAGCGTCTTTTTGGAGACGGTGCGAACGCGGGCCACAGACCGAACCGGAGAAATTTCGGTGATCTTTTTGATGATCGCCGTATCCAGTTCGTGAGAAGTCAGATAGCCGCCCTGAGTGCTATCGTCCATACGCAAGGACGCCTTCAACTCAGTATCGACGCCAGCCGCGCCCTTCTGAACAAAAGACTGCAACGCCTTATATTCGGCGGTATCCTTGTAATTCTTTTCAGAACCGCGCGTAGTGGCATCCGCAACAGCAGCTTCCAACTCTTTCACGCGATCCGCGAAGTCCTCACGGGCCTTACGCTCTTCCGCAAGATCGGCAACGATCTTCTGGTTTTTGGCTTCCTGTTCCGCGAACAGGCCATCCATCTTTTCGGCCTGCGCCTTGTACTCAGCAGACGCAGTGCCATGCTTTTCGACGGTTTCGCGCAGTTCTTTAACCGCAACCATCACTTCTTTGTTGATATCGTCAGCCATTTTGGCCTCCTTAACTAGGATTGTGTATTAAGCAAGCGCTTTGCTTGCCAAACGAAGCTCACTCAGGATTTCGGCCCTCGCATCCCGCGCTTCGCCCTCGACATCCCGCGTCAGGCTCTTAATCGCCGCAATCATTGTTTTCGCACCAGTTTTACCAAGGATAACACCAGACCGCAGCAGCCTTTCGGCGTCACGCTCAGTCAATCCCGACAAGTCGTCGATACGAAAACACATTCTCTCACAGAACGGGCTATCCAGTCCCATTTTCTCGTAATAGCGCTCAATCGCGCCGATTACGGTTGCCCGTTCATCGTCTGGAATATCCGCACCCTTGGCGCTTGCAATCGCAGCAGCAGCCGAAAACACAGCGCGCGGAATTGTCGTCATTTTGCCGTCTACAATATCGGCAATCTGAAACTTGTATGCTTCAAAGTCGTCTTCATTCTCAGGGTCACGCCACAGAAAAGCGCGCTTGTATTCGTCGCTCGGCGCGTCAGTGGATTTGGTCGCATCTTTTACCCGCGCAATCGCATCAGATGCTTTCCACTCAGCATCACGATCATCAATCGGCAAATCCTGGAACGCAACAGCGCCCTTGAAACCAGTCACAACCGCCATTGGGTTCATGGCGATGGTCACAAGCGAAACCTCAATAAGATCAACTTCTTTTAAACGACGGACCTTGCCGTCATACTCAAAATCCCGCGTGATATAGCCAATAGACATGCTATCAACAGACTTAATGCGCATCTGCGGGATTACACGCCCTCGGACAAAATCATCATCTTTGGGCAATACGCCCCTTACATACAGCCCGCGATCATCGCTGCGGATTTCGGTAAACACACCAATCGGCATATCGTGGTTGTGTTGCCACAGCACCTTAAGCGAACCGTCTTTCATGGCAGACACAGACTTATCGAATGCCCCGCGCTCGATTACATCATCGCCGCGATCAACATTGCCGTATGTGCTCGCATAGCCCTCGAAAACAAAGTTGCGGTCGTCGCTGTCATCAAGTTCCTTGATTTCGAAACTGACAGACATGCGCTTCATAGCAACGCGACGCCCAGCGCTTGCACCAGCGTCCTTTTGTTCAAGTCCGTAAAAGTCTGACATTGGCAAAACAGCCTCTAAATAAAACTTATGACACAATACATGTATTAAATCACCAGGTCAATACCCTAGATTGGTATTAGCGAACCGTGCGATAATTCGTACTGCATCGGCAGTTGATAACCTCACCAAGAGACGCGCCTAACGCAACGTCACCAGCAAATCTGAGCGTTCCGCCCGTAAGCTGAAATGTTGCATCCAAAGCAATCGGCGCACCCATGCCAGCCATTACATGCGACGGCCTAACACGATCATCGCCAACCGTCTGCCAACGCTTATTCATGCGAACCTGCACAACATCCGGGCGCTGCACCTGACCTCGTACCGGGAAAGGTACATCGCCCGCAATACCTTCCGCTGTAATTTGCTTGGTTGCTTCCGCCGCGTTCTGTGTTTCGGTCTGGGCGATTGTACCAACACGGCCCATCAAACGATTGCGCAAAATCTGAGTGGCAACAGTAGCAAGCGCCGCGCCGGTCGCTATTGTGTCGTCCTCTCATGATCGTGACTGGGAAACAACCAAGCAAATTACAGCGGAAGGTATTGCGG